ATGGCTGGTATTTACCTCTCGCTCCGGGCAGGGGGGGGCAAGGCAGACCGCATTAACCAGTTGGAGGCCGAGTTTACCCGCCTGAATGTGCGCGATGTGCTGCGCCGCATGGCGGAAATGGACGGCCATTACGGCATGGGCCTGCTGTATGTAGATACCGGGCTTTCCCCCGTGGCGGGTGGTTTGGCATCCCCCTTGCTATTGCGGCCAGAAACCTTCCGCCAAGGCAGTTTGCGCGCCTTGGTGCCGGTGGAGCCGGTATGGACAACCCCCGCCGCGTATGAAACCGCAAACCCGCTGCACCCTGCCTTTTACAAACCGCAAAGCTGGTGGGTGCAGGGCACGCTTTTGCACGCCACGCGCCTGTTGCGGTTTTGCGCGCGGGAGGTGCCGGATATTCTTAAACCCGCTTATAACTTCGGCGGGGTTTCCCTTACGCAAATGGCGCGGCTCTATGTGGAAAACTGGTTGCGCACGCGCCAGAGTGTTTCGGATTTGCTGAATGCGTTTTCCATTGTCGCTTTGTCCACCGATATGGCGGCCTATGCGCAAGACCCCGAAGGGCTTTTGGCGCGGGTGGAGGCGTTTAACCGCTTTCGCTCCAACCGGGGCACGTTTGTGCTGGATAAGGAGCGCGAAAAGCTGGAGCTTCTGGCTGCGCCCCTTGCCGGGTTGGACAGGTTGCAGGCGCAGGCGCTGGAGCAGATCTGCACCGTGGCGCAACAACCGCTGGTAAAGTTTGCCGGTATTTCCCCTTCCGGGCTGAATGCCTCGGCTGATGGAGAGATCCGGGTTTTTTATGATCGCATCAGCGCTTATCAGGAATCCTTCCTGCGCCCCAATCTTACGCACATTCTGCACATGGTTATGCTGAACCTGTGGGGCGCGGTGGATACGGACATTACGTTCACCTTCCGCCCGCTCTGGCAGATGGATGAGGCCGAACAGGCGGACATAGACGCCAAAAAACAGAGTACGCCACCATGAACACACGCAATACCGGGCAGGCCCGCGCCAGCCCACACGCCGCTGTTGCGCCCGATACGCAGCCTTTGGCGCTAGACAGGGCCAGCGTGCGCCGGGTGGATGCAGATGGGCATTTGCACATTGCGCACTGCATTTTCTCCGCCGCAACCGTTAGCCCCTATTATGGGCGCGAAATACCGGGTGCCGCTGCGCTGGGCCTGAAAGATGATGATGTTTACAACGTTTTTCGCCCGCCCGATGCGCTTATGCGCGCCGCCCCCAGCCTGTGCGGCAAACCGGTGCTTATGCAGCATACCCCCGTAAGCGCGCAGGATCACCCAGCCAGCATAACCGTAGGTGCGGTGGGCAGCGATGTGCGCTTTACCCCACCCAACCTGACAGGCAGCCTGACGATATGGGATGCCACAGCCATTGCGGCCATAGAAAACGGCACACAGCGTGCGGTTTCTGCCGGGTATCGGTACACGGCCATCAAACAGGCGGGCACCTATATGGGCACGCCCTATACGCTGGTTATGGCGGATATTGCCTTTAACCATCTGGCCCTTGTGGCCCAGCCCCGCGTGCCTTCCGCCATTATTGGTGATGCCGCGCCAAACCCCAACATGCCTTTTAACAACAGGAGCTTTCAGGCCATGCCTGATCAAACGCCCATTACCGTTGCGGCCATGGATGCCGCCATTGCCCAGGCCGTGCAGCAGGCGGAAGAACGCGCCGTGCGCCAGATGGCAGACCTGCACACAGCCCGCGCCGCCGTGCGCCCCTTTGTGGGCGATGTGGCCATGGATAGCGCCCCCGCCATTTACGGTTTTGCCTTAAAGGAAGCGGGTATTGATGTAACGGGTGTGCCCGAACAGGGGCTAAAACCGCTGTTTGAAAGCTATGCCCGCATGCAGCCGCGTGCTGGTGGTGGTGCCCCCGTAATGGGGCAGGATGCCGCAGCCACGCAGGGCTTTCGGCAGCGCTTTGGGCTGGAACGCATTGGCGTGCGCGGCTGAAATCCCTTTTTATTTTACGTATGATACAAGGCAGATAAATGTCTTTTCAAAATCAGGTTAACATCCAGCCAGCGCCTGCTGTGCCGGGTGATTTTGCATCTTTCAACCCCACGGCCACCTTTCCGGCGGGTGAGGGCGCATTGGTGGCGGCTGCGGGTGGCTGCACAGTGGCCGCCTTTGGCTGGGTGCAGGCCGATGGCGTAAGCGTGGCCAACATGCCGCCATCTGGCAGCACTGCCGCGCCCGATGGCTTTGTGCATCGGGATCTTACAGCCCAGATCACGGATTTTACGGCATCGGAAAGCATGGTTATTCCGCAGGGCTTTCCCGTAACGCTGTTTACGGCGGGGGATTTCTGGGTGCAGCCCACCACGCAGGCCACACCGGGGCAGGCGGTTTTTGCCAGCTTGAGTGATGGCACCATCAGCACCGCCGCCACAGGCAGTTCTGTAACAGGTGCGGTGGCCACAGGGTTTTTTGTAGCTTCCGCCGGTGCTGCGGGTGAGCTGGTTCGGATTTCTACATGGATGCACGCATAATGCTGACTTCTCATTCAGAACTGGCGGAACTCAGCCGCCTTGGCTTTGTGGTGCCCGATGCGCGCGGCCTGATTGGCGCCGAACATCTGGTATCTGACACCATGGCGCTGGATGCCCAGCCCGCGCTTTCCACCACTGCCAATGCGGGTATTCCGGCTTTTATGTCTGCCTGGGTGGATACGGGGCTTATCAAGGTGGCCTTTGCCCCCATGCGCGCGGCCGAACTGCTGGGCGAGGTGCGCAAGGGGGATTGGGTTTCTAAAACGGCAGTATTCCCCATGCTGGAAACGGCAGGGGAGGTTTCCTCCTACGGGGATTGGAACCAGAATGGCACGGTCAGCCTCAACCCCAGTTTTCCCGAACGCCAGTCCTACCACTATCAGGTGTTTGTGGCGTGGGGTGAGCAGGAACTGGCGCTGGCCGGGCAAGCACGCCTGCAATGGGCCGCCAGCCTGCGAGAGGCCGCAGCACTCAAGTTGAACAAGTTTCAGAACCAGACATACTTTTTTGGCATCAGTGGGCTGAAACTATATGGGTATCTGAATGACCCGCGCCTGCCTGCCGCCATTACGCCCGCCACCAAAACCGCAGGCGGCACGGCGTGGGAAAACGCCACCCCCGAAGAACGGCAGGATGACGTAATTGCCCTTATCAACCAGCTGCGCAAACAAACGGCCGGGCTGGTGGATACGGATACGCCAATGGTGCTGGGCCTTGCCCCAACCCGCATGGGGTTGCTGACACGCCGCAACAGTTTTGGCCTTTCCGCCCTGACCATGCTGCAAGAAACCTACCCCAACCTGCGCTTTGTGCAGGCTGTGGAATATGGAGATGCCGCCGCCAACGGTGTGCAGACCATGCAGATCATGGCCGACCATGTGGATGTGCAAAAAACCGCCGAAGCCGCGTTTACAGAAAAACTGCGGGCCCACGCGGTGGTTACGGAAGCCTCGGCATGGAAGCAGAAGCTCTCCCAGGGCACATGGGGGGCCGTTATTTACATGCCCGCAGGCATTGCCACCATGACCGGCCTGTAAAACACACAGCCCATAGTGCACGCACATATAAAAACGGAAAAACACATGGCAACATCATCAACAGTTACCGTTGGGTGCAAACTACCCAACGGGCTTGTGCTGGAACTGGCAGGCCAGCGGCACGAGCTGGCAGGCGCACGCACGGCCAAGGCAGGTGGGTATGGGCTTACCCCCGTGCCGGCAGATTTCTGGCAGGCATGGGCGCAAAAATATGCAGGCTTTCCCCCACTGGAAGCCGGGCTGATTTTTGCCCAGACCACGCCAGAAAAAGCCGCAGGCCAAGCCAAGGAACAAGCCAGCCTGCGCACGGGTATGGAACCACTTAACCCCGCAGCGCCAGCCCCCGGCATTACGCCCGCGTAAGGCCAGAACTTCCGTTATATTGCAGCATGTAAAAGGATGTTTTCCATGCCGGAAAATCAGCCAATGCAAGCGGCTGGCTTACCTTCTGCCTGCAACATGGCGGAAGATGGGGCCGTTGTGTTTGATGCCGCAGCCTTTAAGGCGCGCTACCCCAACCTTGTAGCCAGTGCAGGGGCAGATGCCGCCAGCGCGTGTTTTGCCCGTGCCGGGCTGTTTTTGAACAACACTGGCACATCCCCCGTGCGCAACCCGGGCAAGCGGGCAGAATTGCTTATGCTCATTACAGCGCATCTGCTCCAGCTTGGTATCAATAGCGGGGCGTATGCCACCGGCGCGGCAGACGGCACCGCCGCGCTTGTGGGGCGCATTACCACCGCGCGCATGGGCAGCGTGCAGGTGCAGGCCGATATGGGTGCGGTTTCCCCCACACAGGCGTGGTGGGTGCAAACACCTTATGGCGCAACCTTTTGGGCAGCATCTGCCTTTTTGCGCATGGGGCGCTATGTGCCGGGCTGGCCGCAAAGAGTGGTTTCATGGCCATGAACGCGCTGTTTAACATGGCGCTGGGGGCCACGGCGGCCTTGTTGCCATCTGTGCCCGCCATATTGCGCGTGAACACGGGTTACACAACTGCGCCAGATGGCAGCACCACGCCAAGCTTTATGGATATTGCCGTAACAATCAGGGTGCAGCCCGTGCCCACGGCTGAACTTGTGCAAACAGATGGGCAAAACCAGAGCATAATTCAGCGAGAAATCTATATGCCCGGCACCATTTGCGGGGTGGAGCGCACGCATCAGTTTGGGGGCGATGTGTTTGTGTTTGATAACGCCCACTGGCTGGTAACGGCCCAGCCCGAGGCATGGGGTGGGCAATGGTGCCGCGTGCTTGTCACCCAACAGGTGGCGGCATGAGCACCCAGAGCAAGAGCGTGCAACAGCCAGATGAGGCACAGCTATTTGCCGCCATGCGTGCCTTTATGCTGGAAGTTTTGCCTACAGGCACAACCGTTTTGCAAAGCCGACAAAACCGCACGCCACCACCGCGCGGCATGTTGGTGCTTATCACACCGCTTTCTCGCCAGCTTATTGGCACGGGCAGCACACGTTATGGGCCGCAAAGCTGCACCCTGTTGCGGCAGGAGCAACTGGCCACCCAGATCAGCCTTTTTGGCACCGGGGCAGCAGATGCCGCGCAAACGCTGTTTACCCTATGGCGCGATGTATGGAGCACCACGTTTTTTGCAAACCTTGCGGCACAACAACACGGCATGCCGCGCCTGTCCCCCTTGTATGCAGATAACGCCGAATGTCTGCCCTATGTTAACGCGCAACAGCAATACGAACCCCACTGGCAGCTTAGCCTGCACAGCCAGCTTACTTTTTCCATTACCCTGCCAGCCGCCACAGCCACCGCTGCCACAGTGCACAGCGTGGCCGCAGACAGGCTTTGAAATGCGAGTGAAACCTGCATGATCCTTCCTGTTTCTTCCCTTGTGTCTGTCACGCCGGGTGTGCTGGCGGCGGGGGGCACCACAAACCTGCTGAACGGGCTTGTATTTTCTACAAACACAGCGCTTTCTTCTGGCCTTTCCACATTTACAACTGCGGCGGAAGTGGCAGCCACATGCGGCGCAGAAAGTATGGAAGCCCGCATGGCCAGCATTTATTTTGCGGGCTACACCAATGCGCAGGATCTGCCGCAAACACTGTATTTTTACCAACTGCCCGCCAACCCGGAAGATACAGATTACACCGCAGCCCTTACAAATGCTGCTGCCGCCAGCGCAGATTGGTGCGCCTTTGCCTTTGCGCAGGAGCCAGATGCCACGGCCAAAACCGCCATTGCCGCATGGATGCCCACAAATCCCAACCGCTACTGGGGCATTGTGCAGGATAGTGAGACGAGTATCTTGCATGCAGGGTCTGGCTGTTTTGGCAGCACCGTTATGGCGCAGGCCACGCCGGGGCTTACGTGCCTGTGCAATACGGATGGCAACGGCACATTGGCTGCGGCCCTGTGTTTGGGCTGGGCGGCCAGCATAAACCCGCAGCGCAATGCCGGGCGCACTACGCTGATGTTCCGCAACAATGGCGGCGTGAGTGCTGCAGATATTACGGCCACACAGGCGCAGGCCTTGCTGCAAAATGGCTACAGCTTTTATGGCTCCTACAAAAGTGGGGATTCCACATTCAGTTTTCTCAACAACGGGGCTGTATCTGGCGCGTTTGCATGGGCAGACAGTTATCTGAACCAGATCTGGATGACATCCTCCTTCCAGTCTGATCTGCTCACGCTGTTTTCTGCCGTGGGGCAAATTCCCTATGCCGTGCAGGGTGATACGCTGCTGGCCACGGCTGTGCAAAACACCATTGATACAGCCGTGGCTTTTGGCGCTATCCAGCCCAACGTGGCACTTTCTGCCGCACAAGCGCAGGTGGTGAATGCACAGGCAGGGCGCAGCATTGCAGATACGCTGGCCACACGCGGGTGGTACCTGCTGCCCGGTGCCTCCACCGCATCTGCCGCCACACGGGCCAAGCGCGGGCCGGTGCAGGCACGGTTCTTTTATATGGATGGGCAGTCTGTCCAGTCTATCTCTCTGGCTACGGTAGAGGTGCAGTAAGCATGTCTGATTACGATATTACAGCCGCCAACTCGGTTTTTACCATTACAGTGCCGGGGCTGTACAACACGCCCATTACGCTAGAAAACTATTCTGCCGACCGCGCTTTTGAAACCACCGCGCGGGAACTGGCAGAAACTGCCATGAGCATTGATGGCTACCTGCACGCAGGCTGGATACCCACACCCGTGCGGCAGACAATCTCCCTTGCTGCCAGCAGTGAAAGTGGGCTGGTGTTTGAGGCCATTGCCGCCGCACAGGATGCACAGCGTGGGTTGTATCGGCTTGGGGCGGAAATTCAGCTTCCCTCCATCGGGCGTAAATACACCATGGTGCGGGGGTTGTTGCAGGCCGTGGCCGCAATGCCCAGCGCAGGCCGTGTGCTGGAGGCCCGCAGTTTTGAAATTGTGTGGGAACGCGTGCTGCCTGCTGCCCTGTAAAACAGGAGTGTTTTGAAAAACAACAGGAAAGAGCAGGCATGAAAACCGTGGATTACACGCACCCCCTACCGGGGGAAGATCAGGGCAAGGTGTTTGTGCTGACACGCATGGATGCCTTTGCCGCAGATAGCTGGGCGCGCCATGTATTGCAGGCCGCCATACGTGGTGGCGCACGTGTGGGGGCAGATATGGCAGAGGCGGGTCTTGCCGGGCTTGCCGCCTTTGGGCTGGAAATTTTTGGCTTTATGGAAGAAGCCGATCTGGATGCCGCTTTGGCGCGGCTGATGCAGTGCGTAAAAATACGGCCAGACCCACACCGGCCAGAAGTAACACGTACTGTTATTTCCGCTGATTTTGCAGAACCCGAAACCCTGGGCATAGTGCGGGCAGAGGCCTTTAGGCTGCATGTGGGTTTTTTGCGGGCCGCCGCGCACCAGCTTTTCCCCCTGGTGGCGGCTTTGCTGGGGGACGAGGCCGCACAGGCCCCGTTGTAAACTGTGTAAACATCTCACCCGCCATGGCGGCGGTTGTGGCATCCGGCCTTGCAAGTTTGCATGAGCTGAAAACAGTTTACGACAGCGAAGATTTTTACACGCTTTTAGAAATACTTTCTGTGCGCAACTGGAACATGGCGCACACGCCCGCGCAGGAAAGCCCGCAAACATGGCCCAAACTGTAAATACATTGCCCCAAAGCAAGGCGCGCGCAACGCTGCCGCTGCTGGAACGCCTGCGCCGTGTGTTGGAACGCTTTTTGCAAAGCCAGAAACACACAAAAAAAGCTAAGAACAAAGAGCTTTTGGCATTATTGCAGCTTTTGCGCCAATACAGCATGGGGGCGGAGCATGCACCTTTGGGTATGAGAGCACCCGTGTTGCCCGTTGCGCACGCTCTACAGGGGGGTGCGCCGCCTGTATTTGCAGCCAGAACGGGGGGTGGCGTGCGGCATAAGGCGGGCGCGGTGGCTGTTAGATCAGTGCCTTACAGGCAGAAAGGTATTTTGCAAAATAACCTTTCAGTATCACGGCGTATTGTGTTGGCGTCCAGCACGGCGCAGGCGGCGGAAGGCGCTTTACAGTTTACGCAACCCGGAAAAGCCCGCCAACACAAACCCAAAAATACGGTGGATCTTCTGGCGCGCAGGCCATTTTCTGTGGCGCCCGTACGTGCCTCAAGGGGCAAAAAGTCTGTGCCTCGGATACTGGCCGAAGGGAAAGGTGTTCTGGTTGCCACGCCTATATCTGCCCGCCCCACACCGGTGCAGAGGAAGGGAAGGGTGCATGATACAAAACTCCTTAAAATAACAAATGGTTTAGAGAGTGTTCTGGTGCAAGGGCGGGGGTTTCTGAATGTTCCGCAACAGGCTGGGCGCGGTGGCTCACGCACCTCGCCGCGTGTAGCTGTGGCAGACAAAGCCAAGCCTGTTGCGCGCAATATGGTGGGGGCATTTTTGCCGTCATCTTTGCTTATGCGGGCGGCGGTTCAGCCTGTTGTGGCCGTGGCGCGGCCTGCACCGGCTGCGTATGTGCCGCAAACACCAGCCAGAGCGTTTGCAACACCTTCTCCACACCCCGCACCCGTGCCATCTCGCACAGCTATGCAGGGGCTTGGTGGGGGAGATAGCACCACTTTGGCAGCACTTTCTACGCTTGGTTCCATTTAAAAACCTTTTTCCTGTTCAGTAAAGAGTTCTGTTTTATGCCCATGTTGCCAGTTAGCCTGCCATCTGTGTGGAATATCCCTGTGGCAGCGGGGGTGCCTGCCCTTATGGGGCAATCTGTTTCTGCCGGGGTGCAGGCCTCGGCCTCTGTTACGGTGGGCAGTTTGCTGGATGATCTGCAAATTACGCAGGCGGCCAGCCAGTGGGGTATTTTTACGCAGGATGGGCAGCGGGTTTTAACATCTGCGCATGTGCTTTCTGCCGATATGCAAAGTGCATGGCGCATTGCAGAAGCCCCGCTGGAGGATGGTGCGTTTTTATCTTACAGCAAGGTGCGCATGTCTCGGCAGCATCGGATTATGATGGTGTGCGATGGGTCTGAAGCCGGGATGGAAGATGCCAGCGCCACCAGCCTTGCACTGGATGTTCTGGCCGGGGCCGGGCAGGCGGGCGCGCTATATGTGCGTGCAGGCTTTTTTACCACGCTGGAGGCATTGGAGGCCGATACAAACCTGTATGCCGTAATTACCCCCGAAAAGAAATACGATAGCGTGAACATTATTGGTCACCGCTGGATGCGGGAGGCCCGGCAGGGCATTACCATGCCCGTTGTGGAAATTGCCTTGCAGGAAGTGCGCATAACCGGAAGCACACAGTTTGCCAGCACACGCATGCCGCAGGGCCAGCAGATACAGTGCGGCGGCATGGCCTATGCCACCACCAGCACCGCAGATGCCGGAGAAATTGCATGAGCAGCACAGATGCCACATTGGTGCAGGTGCCCATAAGTGCTGTGCCTGCACAAATGTTTAAAATCATGCTGGCCGAACAGATACTCCAGATAGCGCTGCGCCAACGCTCCACCGGCCTGTATGCAGATATATGGTGTGCAGGCACGCGCGTGCTTTCTGGCGTGCTGTGCCAGGATCGCACATGGCTGGCGCGCACTGCCGCCACCGGCCTGCCGGGTGATCTGGCGTTTATGGATACTCAAGGTGTGCAGGACCCGCAAAGCACGGGGCTTGGCACGCGCTATGTGCTGCTGTGGCGCACAGGCTGGCCCGCATGAGCAACACACAAACCACAAAAACGCCAGATTGGGCCAGCCGAGATGTGGAGGTGACGTTCCGGCTGCTGAATGGCGTGTTTGGCACGGCGGATGGGGTGGATACGGTTACCCTTTCTGGCTTGCAGGTGCAGGCGGATATCATGCAGGCCCCGTACCCAACGGGAGAAACCGCGCAGATACGCATAACCGGCCTGCCCCCGGATTTGATGAACCGCCTGAGCCTGAGCGCGCCAGACCCCACCAGCCAGAGTGCCAGCGAGGTGCTGCTGATGGTGCCAGATGGCGCATCTGGCGCACAGGCGCTTGTGTTTCAGGGTGGGGTTACGCTGGCTTTTGCAGATTACAGCGCCGCACCAGATGTTGCCTTTGTGGTGCAGGCGTTTTCTACAGTTTTGCCAAATGCACTGCCTGCTGCGCCCACCGGGTTTAGGGGCGCTGTGCCACTGGCGCAGGTGTTGGCGCGTATTGTCGCACAGGCCGGGTTGGCGTTTGAAAATAACGGGCTGAACACCGTGCTGCATGATCCGTATTTTCATGGCACGGCGGGGCAGCAGATCAGCCAGTGTTGGAGCACACAGCCTTTTCAGGCCGCATTGGGGCGGGGGCGTTTGGCGGCATGGCCTGCCAGAACGGGTGGGGCCAACGCAATGGTGAACACAACTGCTGCCATTGCGGTTTCGGCCAGCACGGGGCTGGTGGGGTACCCCACATGGTCTGCCGGTGGGGTGGCGCTGAACATGCTGTTTAACCCGCGTATCAGCTACGGCAGCGTGCTGGCATTGCAAAGCCGGTATCAGCCCGGCGGGGGTGATGTGGGGCTGTGGCAGGTTTTGCAGCTTCGGCACAGTTTAAGCGCACACATGCCAGATGGCCCTTGGTTTACACATGTGGTGGCACAGGCTGTGGGGGCAGAAAACGCATGACAGATCAAAGCAGTTTTGCATCCGGCTTTCCGCCCAACATGCCTGCATCCGGGCAGGCGGTGTTTGACAGGGCAGGGGCTGCGGCATCGGATTACAACGCACTTGTGGCGGTTATGCGCCGCATGTTGGTGGAGGTGCGCACCGCCATTCCCGTTAAGGTGTGTGCGGTTTGGGGTACCGGTTTGGCCCCTGTGGGGTTTGTGGATGTGCAGCCCATGGTGCATCAGCAAGATGCCGCAGGCCAAACCACGCCGCATGGGGTTTTGTATAACGTGCCGTATTTTCGGCTTCAGGGTGGCGGCAGCGCTGTGGTGCTGGACCCGGCGGTGGGGGATATCGGGCTGGCCGTAATGGCAGACCGGGATATCCTGAATGTTAAAACCGCGCGTGCCGCCGCACCACCCGCCAGTTTTCGCCACAACAATATGGCGGATGCGCTTTATTTGGGCGGTTTTTTAAACGCGGCCCCCAGCCAGTATATTCAGTTCACGCCCGATGGGGTGGTGATACATACACCCGGAACCGTGGAAATATCTGCAAAATCACTCAGGATTTCAGGAGATGCCAGCATAAGCGGCAGCCTGAATGTGGGGCAGGATGTGCAGGCCGGTGGTGTATCCCTCACATCGCATGTGCATGGCGGGGTTATGCCCGGCAGTGGCAGCACCGGCACCCCGCAGGGTTAGGAGAAGCACATATGAAAACCTTGTTGCTAGACCGCGCAACGTGGGATCTGGCAGTGGATGCGCAGGGCAATATTGCCGTGGCGGATGTGCCCTATGCCACCGCGCAGGATGTTTCTAGCGCGGTGCGCGTGTTTAGGGGGGAGTGCTGGTATAACACGGCCCTTGGCCTGCCCTATCTGGCGGGTGTTTTGGGGCGCAACCAGTCTGCCGCGCTGTTTCGGGCCGATGTGGCGCAGGCGGCCCTTGCCGTGCCCAACGTGGCGCGCGCCACCTGTGTGCTGGCCAGCCTTGGGGCAGACCGCAAACTCAGCGGCCAGATTTATCTGACATTGCAAAACGGAAGCACAACCCTTGCCAGTTTCTGAAACCTCACTTGCAGCGGGTACCACGTCCGTGCCCGCGCCCACGCTGGATGATACCGGCTTTGTGCTGCCGCAGGAGGCAGACATGCTGGCCGGTGTTCTGGCAGATATCAACGCCGCTTTTGGCAATACGCTCAATACGGATCTGTCCACCCCACAGGGGCAGTTGGCCACATCGCTCACCGCCATTTTGGGTGATGCGTATGATCAGATGTTGGCCGTGTTTAACGGGGTGGACCCTGCGCGCGCTTCTGGCCGTATGCAGGATGCCATTGGCCGTATTTACTTTATGGAACGCAAGCCCGCCACGCCTACGGTGGTAACATGCCAGTGCACGGGGGTGGAGGGCACGGTTATTCCGCAAGGGGCCTTGGTGGCAGATGCTGCGGGCAACACCTATGCGGCAGATGCCGCCATTACGCTGGATACCACCGGCACAGGCGCGGGCACGTTTTCCTGCACCACGGTGGGGGAGATATCCTGCCCGGCGGGCAGCGTGCGGCTGTGCCAGTCTGTTGCCGGGTGGTCTGGCGTGAGCAATGCCGTGGCGGGGGTAACGGGGCGTGAGGTAGAAGGCCGCACGGCGTTTGAAGCCCGCAGGCAGGCCGCCGTGGCTGTTAATTCTGTAGGGCCATTGGCTGCCATTCTGGCCGCCGTGCAGGCGGTGGAGGGCGTAACAGATGCGTATGTTGCAGATAACAGCAGCAATGTTGCGGTTACGCAGGGTAGCATCCCCCTTGCGCCCTATAGCCTGTATGTGTGCGTAAATGGTGGCACGGATGCCGATGTGGCCTTGGCCATTTTGCGCAAAAAGCCGCCCGGCTGCGCCTATACCGGCAGCACCCATGTAACGGTAACAGATCCATCTGGCACCTACACCACACCGCCCAGCTATACGGTGGCGTTTGAGCGCGCGCAGCCCACGCCGCTTTATGTTGTGCTTACACTGGCAGCGGGTTCTGGCGTGCCCAATACGGCCACATCTGCCGTGCAGCAGGCGGTGCTGGCGTGCTTTTTGGGGCAGGATGGCTCGGCCCGTGTGGGCATTGGCGGCACGCTGTATGCCAGCCGGTTTTATGCCTGCGTGGCGGCGGTGGGCAGTTGGGCGCAGGTGGTGGATATTCGGGTGGGCACGGCGGCCAGCCCCACAGGTGTTACGGCGCAGGCCGATATCAACCAGATTTTCACGCTGGAACTGGCCAATATTACCGTGGAGTTTGCCTGATGCAGAATGTGGGGCAAACGGTGCTTTCGCAATACGCATGCTCGCCCAGCCTGAACGCGCTGCTGGAAGGCTGGAACCAGTGTTTTGATCCGGCACAGAGTATAGAAAACTGGTTTGCCAGCATATGGAACATAGAAACAGCCCAGGGCTACGGGCTGGATGTATGGGGCCGCATTGTTGGGGTATCACGCGTGTTGCGCATGGCATCGGGCCAGTATTTAGGCTTTGCCGAGGCCAATGACCTGACAGAGCAGGGCTTTAACACCGCCCCGTGGTATGCGGGCCGTGTTGTGGTGGGTGATTTTGCAAATTGCAGCCTGTCTGATGCCGGGTTTCGGCAGCTTATTTATGCCAAGGCGCTGGCCAATATTACGGATTGTTCCGTGCTCTCACTCAACGCCATTTTGCGCACGCTGTTTGCCGGGCAGGGTGATGCATGGGTGGAAGATAACGCCAACATGAGCATGACCTACGCCTTTGGCTTTGTGCCAACAGATGTGCAGGTTTCCATTATCGAAAACGCCGGCGTGCTGCCGCGCCCTGCCGGGGTTGCGGTTTCCTACAGCATCAGGGGCTAAAACACTTATGAAACAAGCAGATATTTCCCGGCGGTTTACAACGCCTATTGCGGCCTCTGCCTCAGCGGCCAACTGTGCGGATATTCCCGCAGCGCAAATCACGGCGGGCGATGGCTCGGCCAGCATGGCGCTGGGCTTTCCGCCAGAAACCTTTACAGAACGCGCCGCCGGTGGCGTGCCCCCGCGTGGGGCGGATATGAACGGGCTTTTAAAAACACTTTCTGCCGCCATACAGGTTTTGCAAACAGGCTATGTTGGCCCGTTTGATGCCAGCTTTGCCGCGGCCATTGGCGGTTACCCCGCTGGGGCCGTGGTGGCGGGCAGCGTTGCGGGCACGTTTTGGGTTTCTGGGCAGGATAACAACCTTTCCACCCCCGGCGCGCAGGGGGCTGCGTGGACAAACCTGTTCAGCGGGTTGCTGACATCTGCCCAAGCCGCGCAAAGCTTTTTTCCGCTTACAGGTGGCCAGATCAGCAATGGCCATTACGATAGCACGGGCGCATGGGGCGGCAGCGGCAGCAATGGCGCACCGCAGGCGGGTGATATTCCGTGGGGGCCGCAGTTTATTTCCCGCCTGGGGTATAACGCTACCATGAAGGCGCTGTTCTGCCTGCGCGATGCGTTTGAGCAATATGCTTTTGCCAGCGTGCAGTTAACAGATGCCGCAGGCGGGTGGCATGAATGGCAGTTCCGCCAGGATGGCTCCATCCATATGCCAGATGGTGCGGTGGTGGCCACGCAGGGCTGGGCTAACGGGGTGTTTCAGCCCGCAGGCAGCTATGTGGGGCAGGGCACGTATCAGGCCGATTTTGCCACGCAGGATGGGCGCGTTATCAACCTGCCATACGGGCAGCGCATTCAGTCCTTTTCCGTCAATATTCTGGATGGAGATGGCATTACCTTTCCGCAGGCTTTTGCGGGGGTGCCTACATCCGTGCAGTTGCAGTGCATGCAGTATGAACAACGCATGACACTGGCCATGCCAGAACAGGCCCCCACCGCCACGGGCATTGGTGCTGTGGGTGTGCGCTACGTGGTGGATGACCACGATGGCGCGGTTTCCACCCCCATTACGGTGTGGGTTACAGCTATTGGGCCAAGGTAAAAAACCATGACATGTTCTTGCAATACCGCAGGCACGGCGTGCTCCGTGCTGCCAGAAGGGGCCGTGCTGGCGCCGGGGTGGCAACCTGCCAGCGCACGTGTGTTGCCGGTTATGATAACACCGGGCCTGTGCCTGCGTGGCCAACTGGCAGAGCAGGTGGTGCAGGCATGGCCTGCGCGCAGCAGTGCAGATGCGCTGGATTATACGCTCACCCCCGCCGCATGGCTGGAAGGCACGGGTGATACACTGGCCAGTGTAACGGCCAGCGTGCCCACCGCCACCGGGCAGGATACGGATATGGCCGTGCTGTGGGTAACCATTATTCAAGGCATGGCCAGCGTGTTTTTGGGCAGCGGCCCACCCGATACGGTGCAGACGGTGCAAATGGTGCTGCACACCGTGCAGGGGCGTAGTGTTACGGTAAGCATGCAGCTTTACATCAGCACAGAAAGTGCCGCCACGCTGCCGCCGCAGGTGCCCACCTTGGCCGATGGCACACCCATACCGCCCAACGCATTGTTAGCCCCGCAAGGGGTTATCACCACCCCCACGGGCCAGCCCTATCTGCTGGCCTGA